TATCAAAAGAGTGGCATTGCGCCACTTTTTTTTTGCCCTTAATTCCTCATTTAATTCCTCACTTAATCCCTTATTTAATCCCTCTAATTGTGCAATATATCGCACATTATGCTCATTAAGTTGTGCATATGTATGAATTATGCTACGATTATTCTTATCTAATTCAATATAGTAATCAAGTGACCTTACACCAAGTACAACTAACCTGCGTTCAATGCTCAAAGAATCCAGCTCCTTCCAGTTCAATGAGTCTTTGTATTGCCCTTGCGTATGCGCTATCAATGGCAACGCTATCAAGAAGGTAAATAGTATCAATGTCCTTTTCATAAATCGTTTTGAGTTTAGTGCGTTCAATGGTTAGCGTGTCTATTGTCCGCAAATATGCGGTGATTGTATCCGAGTGGGTTACAATTTGTACCCTACTTGGTTTAGGTCTGCAAATCAATACACCAATAGCAATGCCAATGCTAATAGATATTACCTTGATTAATACGATAGTTCTTAACGTGAAATTCTTTTCCATTGCCTCTTGTAATTATTGCGAATCCGTGATTGTATTTACTATATGGATTGTAATCAGGTGACAATTCACTCAAACACCCCACACCCCAACACGTTATCACCTTGCCGTTAACATCTCTTTCAGTATGTTCAGCAGTTTGGTGATGATGTCCGCACATCGCATTCGCTTTTGTCTTTAAAAACAATCCCCTCGCCACGTTAACTGATGGGATAAATTGCTTTCCAAATTCGTGACCGTGAAAGATAGATAGACCTCCTACATTCAATTTGTTTTTACCTTCTATCCATTGAACATTATTCTTATCAAGATGGCACAATGAAGCAAAATCAAACGCATCAATGTCGAATAGTTCTGGAGCTTTGACACGCATATATCTCCAGTAGCGTTCTTCGTGGTTTCCTTCCTTGTAAATGATTTCCGCTTTCGGAAAAGTTTGTCGCAATTCAGAAATGAAAGTACGCATTGCGTAAAGTTCATCCTTGAATTTTCTTTTCTTGGGATCTTTCACAAAATCACTGATCATATGACAATCCAATGCATCACCATTCAGCACAACTGTATCAACTCCTTCATCTAATCCCGTTTGAATGGCTACTGAAATTGCATCAATATCGTGGTATGGAATGTGAATATCGGATAAGATTAAAATCTTTTTTCCTTTGATATCAATATGCTTGCGACCTTTAGCATATGACTTCGGTAACTTGAATGGGTTACGTGGTCTTTCCTCTGATGTGTACAATGATTTATCAGTTGTTTGTTTTCGATTCATTACACCATTCTTTCCTTCAATTCTACGCAATATACTCCTTGCATCTTCTACTCCAAGGAACATTTCAAAGTGTTCTTTGCTTAACTTCTTTGCCAATGTTAAAGTTGGTGTATCAGGGAAACGCTCACGCAATTCTCTTGCGATTTTTGTTTTTTGACTTTCAGCTGCCATATATTTTAGAATGGTTGGTATACTGTTCTACCACCATTCTTGACCGCACGTAATATCTGACCTCTATTTCCTTCTTTATTGTAACTTACGTGTACCCAAGATGGTGCGTTCTCACTTCCGAACTCCCATATAAGTTGGTCAAATGTACAATTTTTTCGGATGTAATCAAATATCTCTTTGTTATTTATGCCACCAAATATATCCGCATCAATATCCAAAGCTTTACCTTCCATATGCTGCGAACTTTTTGAACCGCCTATGCGTGTATTAAGTTCGATGCTTCTGAATCCTGATGAGATACCAATAGGCTTTCCGAAATGCTCACGAACTTTATCAAAAATGTTGGTGCAAACTAACTTTAGATTATGCAATTGTTCTGCATTAGGAACATTGCCAATGCGTAATGCATTCGCTTGGTTGCTATAAGTTACCTCTTTATATGATACGTACTTACTTATCTTTTCCATCAGTCATAGCATCGGTTATATCTTCGCTCTTTCTACCTATGATTGTCTTAATCTTACTCCACAAATCCTTTCCAGTCACTGACTCAATTGATTCAATAATTGATTTGAATTCAATGATGGCTACCACCGTTGCTATCAACTTTGTGATGGGGATAAGTTGTTCAATCACATAGGTCTCAATTAAGAATCCGCTTACAATTGCAATTTGATACAACAAAAGTTTAGTGATGGTATCACTCATCCTGCGTGACCTAATTCTTTGGCCTAATTTGATAGCTTTCCAGATACCAACAACCATATCCATTGCCACCAAAAAACCGATTGTAATCATCAGTTCTTTGATTGGCAAAAAGACAGTAGCAACACCTAACAACCACAACTTTACTTTCATCTCTTTTCTTGTTTTTTTAAGTATTGCTTCAATAGCTTTTCATACTCCTTTCGCTTTAGTACGATGGGGGTAGAAAGTCTTTTATTGACCACTTGTTGCGCCATTCTTTATATGAATTTGAGATTAGAAAATTGCTCTTTCCGTATGGGTTACGATCGGGAAAGATGTTGTTGTCAGTATTGTTGGTGTACTCAGGGAATAACGTTGAATTAAAACACAAATAATCAACCATTCGTTTGGTGTACCATCTTGCGTTTTGACGTGCTGCCTCCTTCAATGATTCCATCTCGCTCTTTGTGACCGGTGTAGTGTCCTCACTTTGTCTGCTTACCAAGTTTCCGTTATCGTGCTTATACAATAATGATGGATAAAGTTCCACCATAGTCCACCACAACACAACCTTTAACACGTATTCATTGAGTAATGTTTCATAGTCACCCGACAACGTGCCACCACTTACATCAGCCTTCAATTTCACCGTCAAATTTGTACCCAAAAAGTTGGTCAAATACTTATCCTGCGCAAGATAAATAGCAGGTCTGATAAGGTTCGGATCAACTGCATCCGTTAACGGAGTGAACTTCTTTATATAATCTTCGTTGATTAATAATATCTCTTGTGGTATTGGCATTTTCTTAATTTTTATTTGTTTCCGAATCTTGGATTTGTGGGTAGAAATCCATTGTATGGCATATCAATTGGCCTGCGTTCTACTAAATAGTTATTGCGAACTTTATAGCCTGCCTTTTCAGCTTTTGCCCAAGCTTGCGTGCGGACATTTGGGTTATTCAAATCTAATCCAAATCCTTTAGCACTTATGTACAATTGCTTGGACCAAACATGGCCACAGTTGCCTCCGCCCTTGTACAACCAGCAACTATACGTATCAGCCCCATTGGGTCCCCATCCTGGATTAACTGCTTTATTGCCCATTGCCATTATATCTTCCTTTCTATAAAGCTTGTCAGCTTGTAGCATTTTAGTACAAAATGGTCTTGACACATCGGTTATTTTACCGCTGTATTTATAACGTGTGTAATACTTTCTTTCGTCAATGGTTTGATCCTGCTCACTTGTCGCATTTGGCTTTGCCGTTCCCGTACTCACTTGATGAATTTCGACTGCATCAAAGATGTGTGAGATAGCTTCATTTTCGCTATCATCTTCATCATAGTCAACATCATATTCATCAATTAAAATCCAATCTTCGTTTGCATCCTCTCCAAGTTGGATTAGTTCTTCAGCTATTGCATCTAACTCATCATCCGCAACTACTTTTTTTTTTTGAACTACTTGCGTAGGATCAATAACAACATTGGATAAGTTATCAAAAATCTCACTTATCTGCACATCGGATAGCATCGGGAATGATGCCTTTGTGATTGCCTTTGCAGATGGGATTGTTAATACATTTGCAGTTGTCTGCACAATGATTTCAAGGAGTGATGCAATTTGTGCGCCATTCAACGCTTGACTTGCAACGTCAACTGAAGTTGTTGTTGTTCCTGCATCAGTTGCAACTTCATCAGTAAGTAAATCATTTTGCACTATGGTACAATTTGCAACTACTCCAAATGATGCTAATAGTTTTTCAGCTGCATCTGTAATTAATCTTTGGAATGGATCAATTACTTGACGTGAAAAGATGCGCAATGCAGTTTTCATTTCATCGGTATTACTACCCAATCCACCGCCATCTCTTACACCAAAAAGTAAAGGTG